AGTCATCATTGACCTGAGCAACGAATTCTTCAAAGTCGTTTTCATCTGAAAAACTCATGCGCTTGTAATTGCGCAACGTGCGCTCTCCAAATGAACCCGTGCCTTTTAGCATGCTTTCCAAACGTTTCATCCGCGTGTCTGAAACCTTGCCCTCCTTGAGTGAACTAATCTCTTTGGCCTGGCTGTCGACTTTGGCGTTCAGCGCTTGTAGCAGCTTTAACACTTCGCTGTCTGCATTTGCTGACTTGCTGGCTTTTGGTGCTTTCTTGGGCGTGACTTCTTGCAAATCGGTATCGTCACCGCCTTCATCGTCACCCTCACTAGCGTCATCTGGCGTCTTGTGGGCATCCATGTATGCCTTCACTTGACGACTGGCTGACGACTGGCTTATTTTGAGGAACGGCATTGCTGCATCTACGGCATCACTCACAGCACTGTCCTTGTCCTCATCGCTTATATCGTCAGGAAATTCGAGATTGTCGGCAATCGTGGCGGCGGCACTCTCTAACTCCTTTCTACTAAAGCCTAACGCTTTGGCTTTTTTTCTCAACGTAAAAAAAACTAACTGCTTTTTGTCCATGATGTATAGTGATTAAAAAAATAGTCCGTGCGTGGCTGGACGCTTACGGACTATTCTGCTTTGAGCAATGACGGTTCATTCGTAACATTCCGTTGCGTGCATCCTCACACGCAGCCACAAAGTTACAAAAAATATTTATTAAACAAATACATTATCGACGTTTTATGCTTTTTTAAGATTTCGCCATTTTTGGTCGGGTCTGATTGCAACGTTCAACAGCACTGCGAAAGGGCAAATATAATTGGTTTATAATCTAGCTATTTTTCGCCTCCCTGCTCCGCTTTAAAACCATTCCACTCAACTAACATTATAGATGATGTGATATCGCTATAACCACAAGCCCTCCCCAGCGCGATTGAGATGCTGGGAAGAGCCATTATCGCTTTTAACGCGTTTTATTGCGAGGGTGGTATGGTTGATTGTTTTTCTTGACAAACGCGCTTAGACGCTGCTAAATCGCGCGGTACGCAAATTTAAGCTAATGGTGTGTTTTCTTTAATATTCTGGCCATGTTCTCTTCAATTATTAGAACCTCATCATTTCTTTTGTCAATCGCACCATCGGTCTCATTATCGACCTCACACCAACGACAGGCAGACATCATCTCTTTAACGCTTACGGGTAGGTGACCTATGTCGTTTACTAACTGCTCGATGTGTCCCAGACTAACCTCGTCTTGCCTACCTGCCTTTATGATGCACTCTATGCAATAGAGCATCAATTCGCCTCTTGCTCTCTTCCCTTCGAAATTGCCAGCACGAGCGACATCGGCACCGAGCATACAATGCAACAACTCAAACTTATCGCTTCTGTGGATTCTGTCTTTGCTGTCCTCCCACCACACTACGCCAAAGTCTTTTGCCAAACATCCGTCATACCAGCAGAAAAAGCGACCATCTAAACACAGCTCGACAGGCGTGATTTCAACCCCATACGTTTCGTGCCTAGCCGCCTTTTGAACCCGAAGTCCTGGCCATAAGCCTTGCACCGCGATTTTAACCCACAATCTTCCGGCGTGGGATTGCACAGAAATGCAATGACACCTGTCCTTGCCTTCTTCACTAATCTCGTAATACGACTTTCTCATAGAATCAGGGATAAATCTGATAAACGATATCGACCCAGTGCTGACCATCTATTTCAACCCTGCCTGAACGCTTTTTGTCGGTTATCGTAGGCTTTGCTAACGATGAAGCAACTACTTCGGCTGAGAGTTGCTCCAATAGTTCTTGCGCCTCATAGAGCGTCCGCAAGCCTCCAGCTATCAGCGTCTTTTCTCTGAGTTTACATACCCGCCCCAGCGTTGGGGCATCCCAGTTAAAATCCACAATCTTTTTGTAGATGCTATATTCTTTTTGCGAGTTCTTCATTTTTTTGACTTTTTGTAGGTGAAACCAGAAAGCAGCCGTGTCGCTGCGTCTTTATGCTTTTCTTGCAACATTCGCCATCCTGTTCGTTCGGCTCTGTAGATGTTGTCTAACAAATCATTCAACTTAACCGATTTTGCTGTTTCGTTTCTTGACAAGATAATCCTATCAATGTACTCTTCATACGTCATGCTTTCATCATGAGTAAGCAGGTCCAAGACCTCGAGCAATTCAGGCTCTGCACCCTCTTGCTCAAGGTCTTTGAACGTCATTTCCGAGTCCTCGACTACATCATGCAGGAAACCCGCTACTATTTCTATCTCTGTCGAGCCTTGCAACCCGACACGCAGGGGATGCAGGATAACAGGCAGATTATCTCTATCTCTCTGCCCGCCATGTGCCCTCAATGCGATCTCTAAAGCCTTTTCAACTTTCATACTCCGACAGCATTGATGAAATCCATCGCATAATCGTAATCGATACCCAAGTTGCTGCAGGCGGCCTCGAAATCACCATATCGCAGGTCATTCAGACTCGCGAGTTCGCGGAGATAGTCGACTTCACTACGATAGTACTCTTTGGCCTCTTTCTCACTACATTTGCAGCCAATCATAATAGCTTTGATAATACCTTTCATGTTCTACACTCTTTTTATGGTTCGACATTATATTGATGTTACACTCTCAAAAAACTCAGTAGCCGTGCGTGTGGCGTTGTTTAGCCCATCGTACTGCCTCGATATGCAGGTCGCCTCTGACGGGCTGCCCGTATTCACTATATAGCGGTGGTCGATGCCGCTGACCTTGCCGACGTAATCTCCCCAATCGGCGTTGTAGCAACGGCAACGACCGCTATTGTCTACGAACTTCGTGTATCTACCATATTTCTTGAAAATCGGTTTCATGACACTAACTACTTGTTGCCTTTCAACATGCCTTGAACTTCACTTCGTATAGCTTCCAGCGCAGCGAGTCTATCATGCACCATGAGGTACATACCCTGTGCGAACCTATATTCCTCATCATTGGTACTCTGCTCGGCTCCATCCTTCCATCGTCTTGTAGCCGCCCTCTGAATTCGAATCATCTCGTTCAGGAACTCTATGGTTGGGATGTCGCCGTTATGTATCTTCTCCATGAACCAGTTGTAATACGGTGTTGCGCTTTCGAAATCTTTGCTTTTGTTTCCCATATCCTTAATTACATTCTTTCATGTTAAACAATTTGTTTCGCATCACGGTCAAAGCGTCAAGTTGGTCTTTAGCTTTGTGATATTCCTTCTGGGCTGACATCAACTCCTCGCTGGAGTTAATGTACATCGCTGTTACAAACGCTATCTCGCGACCTCTAACGTTGCGTCGATGTTTCGCTATCTGTTCATTCAGGCTCGCCAACGTTAGGAACTTGTCTCTTACTTTGCTCTTTTCAATCTTCTTCATGATTCTAGTGTTTATCTTTCAATGAACTTGCAATTTTCAAACCCGCAGCTGTCGTTAGCTAATTCATAAGTTATAAAACCCCATTCACCTGTGTCGAATTCGCAATTTTTCATCCGATATTCTAATGGGTAGATTTTACTGCGCCCAAAACTGATTGAAAGGCCACCTAAATACAGTCTCCTTGCGCTAAATTTCAATGTTTGTTTTGGGTTTATATCACTACCGACAAATACGGCAAGGTCTCCTTGTTCTTCAATCTCTTCTATGCCAAGTTTTTCGAGTATGTCTACAACTCTCTGGTTGATGTAAATCTGATTTGCATCCCATCGGTTAGTCACGATTATTTTATTCCGTTCTACCTTAATACTAGTAGCCGCGTAGTCGATGTAGCTGTAGTTGCTGGTATTCATAAGCTCTTTAAGCTCTTGGATAAGCTCTTCGCGCTCTTGGATTCCGATTTCGGTTTTCTTAGTTTGTCCCATTTTCATGGCTATTTCTTTTTAAACAGTTAGTGATTGATTTGATTTCGAGTGTAAAACTAGTAATAATCAGCGATATATGCAAATTTTACAAGCGAAAAAACGCAATATCCCCGCTTTTTTAACCTTTTGCAACTTTAATCATCTCTAAATCAGGTAATTACAACTTTTCTTAACTCTTTGATGACACAAAAAATGCGCTCTCTGTTTGGGCAAAGCGCACACGTTTTTCTACAATGAGAGTGGCTACAAAAAATCCAAACTTAACTCTTCGTCACTCATGACGTGTTTTATCTTCTTCGGGTAAAAAGTGTTGGCAAGAGCATCCATGCAATCTGGACTCCGCTTTAATCGCTTTTTGATATCTTCTTTCTTCTCGATGAAAATCTTTCCATCGCTTTGGAACGACCAATGCGTATCGGTTACCTCCTCTATGAACTGATCACAGGGAGGCAATGCTGGATTAAAACCATTCTTCGGGTCGAGCCAATCACGCATCGCCCAGTAACAATATGCACGCATATTCACGAAATCATACTCTCCCGAGATGTCGTGTAGCCCTCGCGCACTCTCTGAAAACTTCGCGGAGATCGCGTTGTAATGCCCCAACTCTCGTAGTCGTGAATAGACCCCAGCGCCCTCGCCTATCGTATCTATGAACGCCATGTCATTCTTATTCCGCAGGTGCTGTAATATCATCCCTGCCACTTTCATGTGCTCTGCCTTACCGCCCGACTGAAACAGCTTGAATCCGGCAACGTAATTATCGAATCTGGGTACCAGCACTGTGCTGTCGCGACCCATACCTGCGATATCCACCCCAAGCCTGCACGAATTCTCTGGCTTAAATCCCTCGGCCTGCATTGATTTCCAGCGCTCATTAGCTAATTCTATCCATCCATACGGTATCAGCACATCGTCTGAAACATTTGGGAACATCCCTAACACCTTGACCCGAAACAGATCGTTAGGCTTATACCACCGCCCCTCAAAGCAAAAGTCACCATCTCCCTCATTCTTATATTCTGGGTTGATTGGCATACACCATGTCTGCACCTTATCTTTCACCCATTCGTAATCCACCTGACCAGGGTACACGATTTTCTTTTGCACCACATTTTCTGCATTCAACGAGTTGAGCCTAAATTTAGCAAAGCGGCTTGACGTCATGGCATTTGCCGCATAGCCCGACGTGATGTTTGGATTGAACACCAATAGCAACCGAGAGTTGCCTTGCAAGTTGCCCTCGATTGCATTGAAGGTGGTCTCGCTGATTCCTGACGCCTCCGTGACCACAAACATCGTATTTACTGCATGAAAGCCTGACCAAGCTTCAGTCTCATCGCTTGCCTTAAAGCCAATCAAAAACCATTCTGCATGATTCGTTCTAATGCCGCTGCACATCAAACGGCCAGGCAATATGCCGCCAGACGCCCTATATAAACGAGAGATTTCAGGCATCATAATTACATCGACCTGACGACCTGTCGGTGCAGTTAAGGCAACTTTCGTATTTTTTACCAACTTGCCCTCGCTGTTAAAACGTGGAGTGAGATACATAAAGCATAGTGCGGCGACAGCGGCAACATAATCTTTGCCTCTTGCTGTTCCACTCGCGACAGCGGTTCTTGGATTGGTTTGAACCGAATACAATACTTCCTGCTGTTCCCTGTCTAGCCGTGCACGCAAAATGTCGCGGGCGAATTTATTCCAATCTGCCCGCCATGCCATCATCAACCGCTGGTCTCGGCTAAACTCCACTGCACCGCTTTTTTAGATGTCAATCTTGTCAAGGTATTCAATCCTCTGGGAGCGACCTCATCAAATTCTCAAAGCCGTTGATGCTCATGTCGTTCTCGGTTCGCTCCACATAACCACGTTTCTTGCCTTTCGTCTTTAAGAAGAAAATTAGCGATGTCACATCTCCATCACTGATATGCTCCATCAACTTAGACTCAGCGTAATCAAGCATGCTCTCATCAATCGCGTCCAGCTCTTCTGCCAACTTTTGGCTTTTCTGTTTCATGCTGTAGAATGTCTGCCGTGATATGCCCAACGCAGTGCAGGTTGCAGACACATTACAACCTTTCTTCTGATAGACTTTAATAACGTCTGATTCTTTTACCTTCGTCTTAGATTTATACATTAGAATGTAGTTGCCGTGTTAATAACCATCTTTATCGTATCTGTGTAAG